AAGTTTCTAGGTACAGACATACCAATCAACGTAATCGCTGGTTTGATCGTATGGCGATCTAAGGCTTCCTGTTGTTGTTTTTGGGTAAAGGTCATCATAGAGTAGTTATCTGGCCTTAACGTGCCATGACAACGCCCCCAAGCCTCCATAAGCACCTGTATAGCGTCTTCCTTGTTTGAATTAGTTGATTTGGATATAGACTCTAACCTTTTACCAAATTCGTCCATGACGGTCACGTGTGTAGGCTTGTGACGCAGTAAACTATATACCGCGCCACTAGACGTATAACCATCTCCCGCCATCAAATCTTCAAACCCCGCGCCTTCTAATATGGTTTCTATAACTGTCTTGACGTTTTCCTTTCCTTGACCTGACTTGGCAATACACATAAAGAACAAAGACGAAAAGTTGTTCATATCTGTTTTATACAAACGACCAAGTGCTACCGAACCTAGAGCAAGTGAAGTTTGTAAAGATAAGGAAGGTTGTTGTATCTGCGCTATCTCCTCAGAATACTCATATACATCTTTGAGTATGCCTGGTGGTTCGTAGAGATCTATTGGTTCTTTCACGTTGTAGGTTCTTTGTATGAAAGCTGGCGCTTGTTGGTTCTTTCTATCGTGTGTCTTTTGTATTGAGTTTACTGTAGTTGATACTTCCGATCTAGGTAAAGGTGGTTTGTTTTGTTGATTCCAAGACTGTACGAAGAACTCAACCATTTCTATTGATACGCCTTTTGCTATAAGGTTGCCAGCTAATCTAGCCGCGTTATCGTTACGACTGCCTTGCACCACACCTGTCAGTTCAAAGGGTTGGGATATTGCTTTGGTGTTTACTTTATCTACACCTGTAATCATCACCCAATGTTCTTTGGTTAGGTCAGGCAGATCATTTGTATCATGCCAATCCCACTCTTCAATAAACTTCGGCTCGTATATCGCACCTGTCGCGTGAATATTATATGGTGCGATAATCAAGCCACCCTCCCCTCTTATATCAATGAGTTTTGCTGGATCGGATGTATCGGTTCTTCTTGCTACATAGGTCGTAAAGTTTTCAGGGTTATTATAGTAATAGTGCATACCCTTACCCGTAGCAACTTTGCAAGGTGTGTTTGGTAAATTAGTTTCTGCCCAATTGACAGCTTCTGGTGTATCGGCATCAACAACAATAAACTTGCCACATATCAGAGCTACAACAAGGTCGTCTCGGCCTTGAAACCATTTTTTTATTTCTTCTGTCGTCGGTTGTCGTTCTTTGAACTTTTGCCACCCACCTAATTCTTTTGGTGGTACTTTGTTATGGCGCAGTAAGGGTACAGGGCTATAGCCACTTTCCGCATACGCAAGAGCGAGTTCCAACGCAGAATCCTGCGCGGACGCTTTGACGTTTAACACTATTCAACCGCTTCACTTGTATCTTTACTTTCTTCATCAATAGGACCGTATATTGAAAAGAAGTCTAGCTTACCTTCAGATGCCATAATTATTTTTTTGGCTTGATCGGTTGAAGGTTGCCTATTGCCATACCTCCAAGCTTTAACTGTATGGGGCGAGCAATCAAATAATTTTGCCGCCGTATCTATACCTATAAATTCAATATATTTACTAAGTGTTACTCGTTTCACTTCACGCTCCTTAAATGCTGGCTCAAGGCCCTGACTGTATAAATCCATCAGTTCCTTTTCGCCTAATTGTTGTTGTCTGTGCCAGTAATTAATGGCCCATTGATTCGGGTTGATTTTTGCTTTGTTCATCTGTACTATATGTCTAATTGTGTTTTCTTAGAATTGTAACTGAAAACATTTACATTAACAACTGGAGAAAAAAATGAACATAAGTATTCAGGACCGCATCAAGTCACCGAGCGATTTAGTTGAGTCGCAAGGCGCCAAACTTTTAGTATACGGCGAAAGTGGTGCGGGTAAAACAACTCTTTGTCAAACGGCTCCTGGTAAAACATTAGTCGTTAGTATGGAGAGTGGTCTTCTCTCTATTAAAGATGCTCCTGACCTCGATGCAATCGAAGTAAAGGAAGCTTCTGAAATAGAAGAGATAGCTCAACTACTAGAGAATGGAACACTACAATACGACACAGTTTGTCTTGATAGTGTTACGGAGATGGCTGAAATATTGCTGTCGCAAGAAAAAGCCAAAAGCAAAGATCCTAGACGTGCGTATGGAGAGGTCATCGAAGTGATGATTAAAACGATGCGTAGGTTTAGAGATTTGCCTGTCCACGTTATATTCATAGCCAAACAAAGCAGAGAACGTGACGAGCAGACAGGTGCTTATCATTACCAACCGATGATGGTTGGCGCCAAACTCCCTACGCAGATACCTTACTTCTTTGATGAAGTTTTGGTTCTCCGTACGTTTGACGACGAAAATGAAGAAGGTAAAACCGTCACCTCAAGATGGTTGCAAACGAGAATTGGTCAAAACTATATCGCCAAAGATCGTTCAGGTAAGTTAGACGGGTTTGAGTCACCCGATCTAGCTAGTGTAATTAACAAACTCGGATTTGCAGGAGGTGCAGAATGAGTGACTTTGAAGGATTGGATATAGATTTGGATGCCGCAGAGAGTAGCTCTGCAATTCCAGAGGGAGATTACCCTGTCGTTATATTGTCTTGCGAAAAGACAACATCAGCGGCTGGTAACGATTACTTAAAGCTGGAAACAGAGGTTACAGGTGATAGTTACGCGGGGTGGAAGTTAAGAAAGAACTTTAATCTCTGGTACACAAATGACGACAAACAAAAGCAAGAAGAAATCAGAGGCTACGCCAATAACGACTTTGCTCGTTTGGCAAAAGCAGTTGGTTTTAAAGAAGTTCCCAAGACCGCTTGGGAGTTTCAAAACAAAACTTTTGAGGCTAGAGTCGTCATAGTAGAGGATGAAAGTGGAGAATACGGTCCAAGCAACGAAATCAAATCGTTCTTGCCGTTAAAGAATGAGTCTGCTCCAAAAGCGGTAGACTTGCCACCTAGTATGGATGAATCAAACGATGCTTCTCCAGGTGAGGCGGCTTCCCCAAGCAAACCCTCACTATAATCGTTCGGCTACGCTAGGAGTCGTTAGAGCCAAGCTCAACCTAGCACTTTCCGTATAAGGCCCAGTTAGTTTTTAAGATAGATAACCAATCGTCCATACTCAGTATGGCGATAGCTTGGTTGTCGCGTACCCAATCAGGATTGATCGCGTACAGAGGTATGCAAACTCGTATCGGTTTGCGATTAAATTTAAATATCAATACAGGTATATTATCCTCGCAACTTGCACATACTTGTCGCCACCATTCAGGTTTCAGCCAGTCACCCTCTTTGTAGAACTTACACTCTATCGCGTGGTTAGGTATTTGCAAATCGCAAAGATCTCGTTGCTGATATTGATCTAGGTTACGCTTAGTTTGAAAGTCTATACCTTCCTCTATAAAGAAGTTATTGAGTATACGTACAACGTCTCTTTCAAACTGAGCGCCTTTGTTTCTGGAATTAATCTTGGCCATCAGCTTGCTACGCTTTGCTTTTTGTTTATTCTTTCATCTATATCCATAACATAATCTTTGGTAACAAGACCTATTTCTTTATTACCTCGCCAATGAGATTTACGCCAAACAAATCCATCAGTAGAATTTTCGCTATGCGATCTCATTAAATGACCACGAACTAAATGACGTCTTTTTTTATGTGAGCTTGCGTCAGCCTCCTTGCTCACATCATCGGGTACGTTAATAGTAACCACATAATGTTCAAAAGCTGGTCGCCAACCAGGACGACTTTTATAGGGATTATTTTTATTGTATGGGGTTCTGTTTGGTTGCATGCCGTCTTTTTTTAACATATTTACGCAGAAATTTTTAAAGTCTGGATGTGTCAATACAGATATGTGGACTAGGGTTTGCAATGCGGCTCGCCACAAATTATTTCTTGGAGGCACATAATTGTTTTGGTTCATACCCCATTGCTTGTTCATAGTTTTCCAAAATTTATCTTTTAAAGTTTCTTGTTCGGTGTGGTCCCATGCTAAATAATGACCTTCAATCGGTTTACTACTGTATGGAAAAACCATTGCAGAAAATAATCCATAATCTGTATCATTTTTAAACTGCTCAAGATCATCTATTAAGACAGGCAAGTTTTCTCTTTCTGTTTCTTTTATTGTAAGTCCACAAGGAAAAACTATGGTTGTAGGATAATGTACTGTGGTTGGCCTAGTAATAGTTTCCAAAGTTTTGTTTTTAAATCGTTTTGGTTTATAAATCTCTTCTCGAGACAGATTATGTGTAAATGTCAAACGACAACTTAATACTGTTTCTGTTTTCCAACTTTTAATTTGGCCTAATAATTTTCTAACAGCCGTGTTAGTAACAATTAAGCTATCTTGTCCTGCCAATTTTTTTATTTGCTTGATGTATTTATCGGTTCTATGTTCTTGTACAGACATCATCGTGGTGCAATCACCTCTTTCTTGTATAAGCAGAGTTTTTTCATGCGGCACCCGTATATGCAAATCCCCAAAGAAATCATTCAATATTTTTTTAGGTGGCAAAATCTCATGGAGTAAACTTGCATGAAATTGAAACTTTAGTGAATCCATCCACAAATCATATTCTTCTCTACAAACATGAGAATATATTTCCATGATTTTTTGCACTTCTGGAGTAGCTTGTTCACGATAACGCATGACACCTGGCAGATTTATACCTAGCAAATTAGCTTCAGATAAAGGTCCTGTGTTTTGATTATGAGTTTTTAAATCAAAATCCAAAAAACTGTGTGCTTGGTAAAAAGCTCCACATAATCTATCTTCATTTTTTAATCGCGCCATTATTCCTCTCCTAAATCAAGTGTAACTACATTAGGACTGTTGTATACGGTTGGTCTTTCACCTTTTAGATGTCGCATGTAAGCGTGTAGATGTTCTTCCATCTTTAGCCAAGCCACGTCCATTTGTTC